TCAGTTCTGACTGAGCCGGTCTCGAAGCGAGAACCCCATCAACGGCCACAGCTGCCGGATGGCATCTTCACGGGCGAACGTCTGGCCTTTGTCGGGGTCGAAGTTCTCGGGCGACGCCGGCGCACTCTTGCCGATCACGACGAACCCGTTTCTCATCGTCAGGACGCACACGGTCAACAGGTCCAGCGACGGATTGCTGGGCTGGCCCAGCGCCTCCACGGCCGAGCCCACCGTGAAATAGTTCTCGTCCGTGATGGCCGCGTTGATGTCGTCCAGGCTGACACGCGGGGCGACAGCGCCCTTCGCACCCAGAGCCTCGGTCGCGGCCAGGGCCTCGGAATGCGGAGCGGTCGACACCGCGCCGGCAGCGGCCAGGCTGGCGACGGCCATGGCCTCGGGCGGAATGCCCGTCGCGGCCGCGACCGGACCGGCAATCGAATACACACAGGCACAGGCCAGCAGACCCACGGCGGCGATCACGCCAAATCTCAACAGCTTCATCGTCTCTCTCCGTTATGCCCGGAAAGCCCCGGGCGGGCATCTTGTGAAGGGGTCTCCCGTTCCTCCTCCGGCGGGGGGCAGTCGAACGGCAGGGGCATCCCCTGCTCGCGCCAGAACCGGCACTGGCGGCCGACCTGTGCGGCCAACGCCTCGCCCCATGCCTCGACGGCGTTGTCGTGGCGCTCGCCCGCCTCGCGGCTGAACAGGACTTCAAGGCCGGGCTTCGGCTTCTCCGGCACCCTCAAATCTTCGGCAGGCGGGAACACCAACGGTCCCGGCTTCGCGCAGCTGGCGACAGCGACGGCGAAGATCGCGGTCATCAGGGGCGCTATCAGGCGTCTGGGCTGCATCGTGGTTCCTTTCGTCAAGGCGGGATTGAACGGCGCGGGTGTCGATCGCCCGCTCGCCGGCGGCGGTCTCTCGCCCCTCGGCCGCGCGCGTGGTCACGACGCGATCGCGCCCGGCCTCGGCCTCGGCCTCATCGCTGCGACCGGCGCGATAGGTGGCGAACAGGACCAGGGCGATGAGGGCGAAGAACAGCACCCACAGCCATTGCTCGATCGACAGCAGGCGGGCCCCGGCGCGGAGGCCGGACAGGAGGCGGCGGGTCATGCGGCCTCCCGCTGGTATCGAAGGCCATGGCGGGTCTCGATTTCCTTCCACGGCGGTTCTTTGTCGTCGGCGTCGTCTGCAAGCCAGACCTTCGCCATGGCCACGCAGCAGGCCCAGCACCAGCGCCATGCGAACAACTCGCCGTCCAGGATCGAAACCTTGTGCCGGTGACGCTCACCCTTCTCGATCGGGCCGCCGCAGTTGTGGCATTCACAGTGGGGCTTGGCCGCCGTCACCATCTTGTCGGACAGGTCACGGTCGCCCGGATCGCCGAAGTCGCCCTCAAAGGGATTATAGGCGCACACATCGCGCTCGAAGTCGGAGAACGCATCCATCACCCCTGCTCCTCGATCAGCACATAGGTCACGCGGGTCTGGCGGGCGGCGCTCAGGGCGCGTCGGATCAGCGCCATGAAGGCCTCCCACTGGTCGGGCGGGATGGTCTGGCACCCCTCGCTGCCCGTCGTGGTCACCCCGCCCTTGTGGATGTTGATGCCGAAATGTCCGGTGTGGTCGTAGTCGCCGTCCGTCCCGTCGCGGGTCACCGTCACCGGCCCGGCCCGCTGGACGAGCGCCTGATGCGCGCTGCGCGTTCCGGCCCGATGCGTGCCCAGCTCATACGACGGCCACACCCCGGCCTTCAGCCGCGCCATGCCCTTGCCCGCGCCGGTGCCCTTGCCCTTGCGCACCCGGCTGGGGTCCGTGTTGGCGTTGAAGGCGGCGAAGATCCCGGGCGCCAGCACAAAGATCGCATCGTCATAGATGCCCCGGTCGTTCTCTCCGACCTTGCCCAGGCCGTCGCGGTAATAGCCGCGGACGCCTACGACATAGACCTCCGGCAGCTGGGCGTCGGGGTATGCCTTTGACACCATGGCCACCACATCGGCACGGGTGGCGCGCGGCGGAGCGCTGGGGCGGGCGACGGGCTTGGCCATGGTCATCCTCCGGTTTGCATTTGCAGATAGGCGGTCAGGGCGCGGACCAAGGCGTCCGACAGTTCGCTGCCGCCGTTGAAGATCACCGTCAGCACCAGCGGGATCAGCCACCATCCGACCTTGGGAAACCACTTCCGCATGAAGTGGCAGAAGTTCAGCCACTTGCCCGCTATCTCTCCCAGATCGGTCAAGGCCTTCATCCCCGGGCTGGGCTCCGGGTCATCGGGGTGCCCGAACAGCCGGTCGGCATGGTCCGCGATGCGGGTCAGCGCCTGGGCCTGCATCCGGCCACAGTCGTTTTCGGTGCAGCCGGGGGGCGGGGCGGCGGGGCGAGCGGGGGGGCGGCGGGCGCTCATGCGAAGCTGATCCCGCGACGGGCCGCCAGCTGGCGCACATAGCGGGCGCGCGCCGAGTATTCATCGGGATATTGCGGGCGATTGCAGAGGACGGCGCCCCCCAGGATGCCCTTGAACCTGGAACCGGCGTTGGCCTGAAAGTTATCGCCCAGGATGATTTCATTGCCCCCGGTCTTGGGCGCTTTCCCGGCCGCCTTTCCGGTCACGTAGGCGCCACCGCCGCCCAGCTCGACCTTGCCGACCACATCGGGGCCGGTGTCGCGGCGCTGGAACGACACGATTTTCCAGGCATCCAGCGGCGCCGCGTCATCGGGCAGGGTCACAGTCGTGGAGCCCACGGTGCTGCCGTCCGTCTGGGAATAGACCTGGCGGAAGGTTTCCGCGTCGCGCAGATAATAGGCAAAGGCCCCGCCGAGGTTGGCGAAGCTGTGATAGTCCCCGGCGATCACCTGAAACGCCGACCCGCCCGACAGCGGCTTGAGCAGGAAAATCCAGTCGAACTCTTCCGTGCCGGTGACCGAGGTGCTGACCCTGTTGGTGGCGCCGTCCAGCTGCAGCCCCTCGGGCGTCCAGATCGGCGTGCCGGTGATCGTCGCGTGGTTGCCGTTGCCAGACTTGTCGATGATCGTCGTGCCGGACCCTTCGTCAAACTCGTACCAGGCCTGCACGCCGTCCATCGAGACGGGCGGGAAATCGTCGAGGGTCGGATAGCCGGTCGGAAAGTCGACGTCCGGAGCGCGAACAAGCGTGGTCATGGGATATCCACCTGACAGGGCACCGCCCAGTTGAAGTGTTCGTAGGGGCGGCCCAGCGCATCCAGATAGATGGACGGCCACGGGTCACTGTCGCGCAGACAGCCGCGCGCGCCCCGCGTCGGGCCGTTGCCGTCGCCGGGCGTTCCGGTGTGGGCATAGGCGAACTTCTTCGACGCCCCCAGCGCCGTGGTGGCGGCCACCCGGGTCTTGTTGTGGCCCAGCAGGGTGACGGACGCGATGGTCTTGGCGCCGTCCGCATCCGACAGCTCCATGCCATAGGCGCCCGGGTCCGTGACCCGCACATCGTCCAGCACAAGCGGACCGTGCGGCACATGCCAGGTCACGACGACCGAACGGTCCGTGTCCTGCTCGACCTCCAGCACGTGGGTCGGCATCCACGCCTCGCCCCACACCTCGACCAGATAGCGGATCTGCGCCAGCTTCTCGCCCATGGCCCGCTGCGCATGATTGATGATGTGAATGCGATCAGGGGTGGTCCCCGGAGGAACCGGCGAAAATGCGTTTGTCTCGTACTGGTATCGCGGCCCGATGATGATGCGGTTTACCTTGTCCTCAAGGTAAAGCTCCCACTGCGCCTGGCTGATCACCGGCGTCGCGTGGTTGTAATAGGTGTGGGCCAGCGTCGGGCTGATATAGTGTTTGGGCCGCCAGTCCTGCCCCGTGGTGGCCATGATGTCCGCCACCTGATCGGCGTCATGCTGGCGCCAGTTCGTCTTGTAGGTCTCCTTGGCGGTATTGATCGCCTCGTCCTCGGCCCCGTGCAGGCCGAAGATCGCCTGAATGGCCAACGACATGTCCAGCGCCTCGAACCGCGCATTTCCCGCCACCAGCGCCGCCAGCCAGCCCGTATAGGTCGGCGACCCCTTCATCAGGTTCACCAGTCGCGTTCCGCCCAGCCCCCAGGCAAAGCCGAACGCCGGATAGCGACCGCCCATCAGCGCGTTCATGGCCATGGCCATGCCCGGCAGGGGCGTTTCGCCCTGATAGTCTCCCGTCCCGTTCGCCTGGGATATCATCGGCACCAGCGCGGTCAGCCCCGATCCGGCCGGCTGGGTCACGCCGCCGTTCAGCATCCAGATGTTGTCGTAGGGCTGGGCGGTGCTCAGAACCGGCTTGGCGCCATATCCCGTCGCCAGCGACTGCCCCCACAGCAGACAGCCGTTCACGGCCCGCAGGGGGTGCGCGTTCGGCCCGGGCGTCCGGCGGACCATATCTCGCTGAAAATCGTTCCGCAGCTTTTCGAGCCCGCCGCCGACGATTTCGCCATCTTCCGTGACGCCCAGCGACACCCGGTCGCTGCCGGTGCGATCGGCGGCCGCCCAGGTCAGCCGCGACTGTGGGAGCCTCTCGATTTCTCCCGTGCGATCATCCAGCGCCGCGACCACGCTCTTCGTCGCCGGGCCCTCCTGCGGGGTGGCCGTAGTGCCGCCCGGGTCGACCTTGTAGTTGTCGATGGCGTCGGCGGTGACGACCTGAAACACCTTGCCGGGCGCCTCATTCTGGGCCGTCACCAGCGTCAGGGTGTGCCCCGTCAGGCCATGGGTGCCCGTGATCGCCAGCGCCTCGCCGGTCGTATAGCCCTTGCCGCGATGGGTCACGGCCACCTGTGTCACCACGCCCCCGGCAATCACCAGATAGCCCGTGGCCCCCGTGCCGGTGCCGCCCGTCGTCGTCCAGGCATAGGTGCCGTTCGTGCCGCCCGATCCGGCCGCCGCGATGGTGACGGACCAGACGCCTTTCGACAGGGCATCGGCGGTGCTGGCATACTGATCCGCGCCCGGCTGACTGGCGACGGCGGCGACCTGGGCCGCCCCGGCCGCCGCGATATCGGCCAGTTCGTCGTCGCCCGCGTCCCCGATCTGCGACAGTTCGCTGTCACCCGCATTGCCGATGGCCGCCAGTTCCGCATCGCCTGCGCTGCCGATATTCCCCAGCGCCGTCGTCGCGAGGGCGTCCACGGCATCGGTCGCCTGCGTCTCGCGCTCGCCCACGGCGGCCAGCGCCTCGGTCTCCCGCTCGGCGATATTGGCCAGCGCCGGCGCGGTCACACGGTCGGCGGCATCCTGCGCCAGTTCATCGACGCCCTTGTCGAAGTTGGGATTGCCGTCGTCGTCATAGGCAAACACCTTGCCCGCCCGCACCGGCGCCCGGGGCAGCACAGTGGCGGCCTCGCCCACGGGCACCTTGATCGCCCGGTCCGCCTCGGCCGAGGTCTCCTGCGCCTTCCGGCTCAGCTTGTCATAGGCCCGTTCGGCCTGTTGCGGCTGAAACCGCTCCAGATCGCCAAAGTTCTCACCCTGGCTGGCCGGGGTCACGCGGCGGATGATCACCCGCGCGCCGTTCGGGGGCGTGTTGCCCGCCGTGAAGGTGATCGTGGCCCCGTCGTTGGGCCAGTCCCCGGCCCCGATCGTGTAATGGGTGTCCAGCGTCTTGTCCGACACCACGCCGTCAATCTCGACCGACACCCTGACCTCGGTGGCGTTGACGAACGAAAAGCCGGTGGCGAACGCATCGGTCGCGCCGTTGGCGGTCAGATCGGTTTCGGGCGTTTCGATGTTCAGCATGATGAAGCATCATCGCTTCGCTCATGGCGCGGGGGATAAATCCTCCACGCTGGCCCTGGCGCTCGCCGCGCGGCGCCTTACTGCCCCGTCACAGCCTCGCTGGGGTCCACCAGAAACTCGCTGGCCTCGCGCTCGCGCACCCGCTTTTCCCAGCGTTCCAGATACCCGGGGCTCATCGCCTCCTGCATCCGGTACAGCACCAGATAGTCCAGCGCCGCGCGGGTGTAGAACAGGTTGGCCCCCGGCGCCGAGGTCACGGCGAACTTGGCCAGGTCACCCCCCGCATCGGCCTTTTCGTCCATATCGCCCCATACCGCCCGGTTGACGATGGCGAACAGGCGCTCGGCATCCGACACCGCCGGGCCCGCGAAACTGCTGATCGTGGCCGGCAGGCCGTTGCGGTTCGCCTCCCCGAACAGGAAATCGCCGTAGATGCCCAGTCCCCCGCCCTGCAACAGGCTGGCGATAAACAGGCTCCCGGCCATGCTGTTGCCGTCCTCGTCCTCGAACCCGCGCGGCGTCCGACCCTTCACCAGCTGCTTCATCTGCAGCGACACATAGCCCAGCGCCGTTGACGCCACGATCATATGGGCCAACAGGCTGACGGGGTGCTGACCGGCGTAGCCCTTCATGGCGGGCACCAGGTGCCGACCTATCACCGCCTGCGAGAAGCTCAGGAACTGGGTAAAGAACCGCGCCGCCTCGCCCATGGCCGTCCCGGGTCGCATCCCGGCGGTCAGCGTCACCCGCTCGCGCGCGCGCGGCTCGGTCAGCGCGTCGTCCAGCGTGGCCCCGATCAGCGTCCGCAGCCGCAATCCCAGATCCTCGCGCGCCGCCCGCACCGCCTGCGCCCGGTCGCCCTTGCCGTTCCACTGGTACCAGTCCAGCAACCCGGCCTCATCCGCCGTCTCGACCGCATCCATGGTCAGATAGCGCCGCCCGTCGCCGGGATCGACGGCCCCGGCGCGCAGCACATCCCAGGCCTGCTCATTCAGGCCGAACCGGGTAAAGTCCTCGCGCGTCCCGGCCTCCAGCGCGCCCCACGCCCGGTCGGCCTGGCGCCCCCACACATTCGACAGCATGGACGCCAGGCCCTGACGGCCGCCGTCCATCCACGCCTGAAACCCGTTCACCTTGAAAAAGGCCCGCTGCATCCACGCGGCCCAGCCCAGCGGCCCGTCACTGGCCGCGAACCGCGCCGTCAGGTGCGCCGCCGCCGACCGCGCGCCGACGTCCAGACTGTCGGCGACCTCTTTCCTGATCTTCGGGTCCAGCCGCGCCACGCCCTTTGCCATGCCCGCATAGCCGTCCAGATAGGTGCCGCCCGCCCGCTTCATGCGCTGGGCCGCCAGCGACCCGTCGGACATGGCCGACAGCACGACGCCGCCCAGCTTGGACAGCACCTCGAGCGCGCGGATCGACCGCCCGACGACGGCCAGACGCACATTCTCGGGCGCCGACAGGGCCCCGGTCAGTTCGTCAAACTCGGCCTGTCGCATCCGGCTTTTCAGCTTGTCGACGGCTTTCAGGTCGCCGCGCGCCCGGGCGCTCGTGATCAACCGGTCAATCTCGGCCTGCCGGGCCGCCTCGGGGTTCGGCCCCCAGCGCGCCATCAGGGCGCTGTTCCGCGCCGCCCGGTCCAGATCGCCCATGATCGTGCCGTACAGGCCCCCTTGCCCATACCGGGCCGTGTAATCCATCCAGGCATCCGGCCCCGCGAAATGCAGCACGCGCGAGCGGCTGACCGCCGTGGCCGTGCCGCCCGGCGGGCGCCATTCGCCCAGATCGCTGGCGCCCTTCACCGCATCGTGCCGCCCTTCGACGATGTTGGCCCAGGCCTGATACAGGAACAGTTCGCGGGCATCCTTCGCATCGCGCAGGATCCCGGCCGCCTTCAACGCCTGTGCCGCCTCCGGGTCCGGCCTCACCCCGGCAAAGGTCCGCTCATCCAGCCGCGGCCGGATATGATCGTGCCAGTCCCGAAACGCCTTGCGGCTGGCCCGGTTGGCCGCCTCGCGGAAATCCAGCCCCGCCCCCGACAGCGCCCGCACCTCGCGCCAGAACCCCCCGGCCACCTTCAACCGGTCGTGGGTCTGCCGCCCGATATAGCCCTCGATCTTGCCGATCCAGGCGCCCTCGCGGTTCTGCATGCGCCGCGCGGCCTCCAGCGCATCGACGAACAGGCGCGCGGCCTCGACCGCATCGGCATCGCCGGTCGCCTTGACCGCCTTGGCCCCATTCAGCCGGGCCATTTCCCGGGCCACATTGCGCTCGAAATCCGGGTCCGACCGGCCCGTCACCTCCGACACCAGCCGCGAGCGCAGGCCGGGCCGCTTCGACAGGCCCCGCTCGATCATCCCCCACAGCATCACGGTGCGCGCCCGGCCCTCGGCATCGACGCTGGCGCCCGTGAACGGCCCCTGGGCTTCGCTGCCGACATCATAGGCCCGCAGCTTGTCGGCCTCATCCCCCGGCAGGGCCTCCAGACGCCGGGCGCGCTCCTCCCGCGCCTGTTTGGCGAACAACTCCACCCGGCGCTGCAACAGCGCCTCGGTCACATCCTCGCGGATCACCTCATCGGCCGCCGCCTGCATGGCCTCGGCATCGCCCGCCAGCGGATCGGCCGCACGGCGCTCTCCCCGCCGCGCCTGAATGCGGTCCAGCAGGGCGTCAATGTCCGTATCGGTCCAGGTGTCCCCCACCACGCCCCGCACGGCGCGACGGCATTTGCGATTGGTCATCCCTCGCCTCCGCTCAACAGGCACAGGCTGGCCGCCGTCACGGCATCGGCCAGCGATTGCGGGTCACGTCCGGGCTCATAGGCCGGGGGCTCGATCCCCAGCGTGGCCTCCCACGCCTCGGTATCGTCGCGCAGGGCCGCCAGTTCGGGGTCGGCAAATGGATCGGCGGGCGGCGGCGGGGCCGGCTCGCCCTTCGGGATGCGGGGTTTCTCCAGGACCGCTGTTGCTAGCCCCTCAGCTTGTCCGCCAGCGCCTTGTCCCCCGGGCTCCCGTCCGGCCGGGTCGCCAGCCGGTCGAACATTCCCGCCAGCAGGGCGCGGCGCGCCGTCCGGGCCGTCTCCGAGGCCGAAGAGGTCGGGCGCGCTTCCGTCGTCGCCTTGTCGGGCGAACCAGCGCCCAAGCCCGTCGAGGAGTTCTCTTGCCGTGCCACGATCCGCCACCTCTCCAAACAGGTTCGGCCCGGGTTGGACCTTCATCGCTTCCGTCGCCAGGAACCTCAGTCCCTCGCCAAGGCTGGCCGCCGACCGGGGCGACCGCCACAGCGTCATACGCGTTTCCTTGTCTGTCCGAAAGAAGGCCCGAACAAAGGCCTCCGTCTCGACCGTCATGGCCCGCCCGGAAAAGGCGTCGGTCTGGTCGACGATCAGTTCCATGGCCTCGCCCACATTTCCGCGCGCGGCCCGCACCTGGCGCACAAAGGCCACCGCCGCGCGCAGCGGTTCGGTCAGGTCCAGTTCGGCGGGAATGTCCCCGCGCGCCATCGCCGCCTTCATCGTGGTCCATTCCGGCGCGGCCTCGACCAGCGCCTTGCCGATGGCCCTGACATGGCTGTCCTCGCTCTCGAACAGCGCCTCGACCAGCTGGCGGTCCTCATAGGCCTTGGCGACCAGCGCCGCGCGCGCGCGCTGCAGCCCCGCTTCCGACAGTTCCCCCGTCTTGGTCACCAGCCGGTTCAGGTCCGTGCCCGCCACCTTGTCCAGGAAGGCCCGCACAAAGGTCCGGTTTCCGGCCGCATTCAGGTCGCTGGACGCCAGTTTCTCCAGCACCGCCCCATCCACCGCCTCGGCATCGGCCATGGCCCTCTCCGACGCGCTCAGGGCCTCGGTCGGGGCTTCGTTCATTTCCCGGGTCAGGCGCACCCGATCCGCGCCCGTCAGGGGCTCCGACCGCATCCGCACCAGCACCGGCTGCTGATAGCCTTCCAGCGGCAGGCCCAGCGCCTCCAGTTCCGCCCGGTACGCCTTCGCCAGCGGCCCGTCGGTTTTCAGCGCCCGGCGCAGGGCAATGGTGCGCCCGTTGCCACTTTCGACCACCCCGTCCGGGCTGACGATCGGCGCGCCCGTCTCGGCCCCCACATCGCGCACCAGCCGCTTCGGGTTCATCCGGCTTTCCAGCCCGACGTTATAGGCCTTTGACCCGGCCCGCTCGCCCCGGTTCCGGGGTTGCAGGGCGGCGGGGAACGCCGGGTTGGCGAACATGTCGTCATCGTGACTGGTGATCAGGTCCGACGCCTCAAACAGGGCATAGCGCACCGGGATTTCCCGCCCCGTCGTCGTCACCGCCACATCGGCCTGCAACAGGCGCGCCCCGCCGAACGGCTCGAACGCGACCTCATCCAGGCCCTGCATCTGCGCGGGCGAGCGGCGGCCCGTGTCCATCACCTCGCCCTGGCGGACCAGCATCGACGCCAGATCCACGGGCCGATCCTCGCTCACCGCCTCCAGCGCCTGATGGAATGCCCCCAGCCGCGCCTCGGGCTCCAGCGCCTCGACCATGGCCGGCGCGCGCGGCGTCCGGCCCTCCCACCACCCGGCCCCGGCGCCCAGCACCCCGCCCAGCACCGTGCCCAGCAACAGGCTGGCGCTCGCATCCCCGAAATCGTAATCCGTGCCCTCCGCATGGCTCAGGCCCAGATTGACGGCCTCATACAGCACACCGCCCGCCAGGCCCTCGCCCGCCCCGATGACCGCGCCGCGCGCCACCGGCCCCAGCCCTGCCAGCCTTTGCCCGACCGTCCCGGCGCGCAGCACGCGCCCGGCCGCCACCTCGGGCACCAGCCACAAGGGCGCGGCGGCCGGGTCCAGGATCGTCCCCGACAGGGTGATGCCCAGACTGGTCAGCGGACCCAGATCGTCATTGGCCGTCACATTCTCGGCAAACGCCTCGCGGCTGGCCACGCTATAGCGCCACGCCGCCACCGCCTCGCTGACCGGGCCGTCGAAACTCAACCGCCCGCGAATGCCGTACCGCTCATCCGCCGTCTCCCGGTCCAGCAGTTCGCCGCCCGTCGTCGTCATCCGCAGATGGCTTTCAAACCGGCGCTGATCGTCCATCTGGATATAGTCGAGCGTCCGCCCGGTCAGCTGGGCGCCCTCGAACAGCACCGAGGCCGCCAGGCCCCGGCTGGGCATCATATGGCGATATTCGCGGTCGATCCGGTCAAGGTCAGGGTCGCGCGGGACCGGCGCCGGACGATTGGCCACGGGTGGAGTATTTACCGGGTCTTGCGGCGCGCCGGCGCCAAGCGTGTCGGTCATCGGAACTCACCGGGCCAGTTTGGGGTATAAACGGCGAGACCGGAACAAGTGTGGGCATAAAGCGTCACCGGCGCGCCCTCCGGCTGGACAAGGTTGGGGTATATACGGCCTCACTGGACCAGGTGATGGCATAAAGCGTCACCGGCGCGCCCTCCGGCGGGGGGCACGGTCGCGCGGGCGAGCGTTGCGGGCCGCCTCCTGCAACAGCGATTGCGCATAGGGCTGCTCGCCGTTCTCGTGCCGGATGATGGCGCCCATCAGCCCCGTCATCACGCGCGGATCGTCGAAATCCAGCACCTCGTTCGGATCGACGCCGATGGCCCGGCTCACGGCCGCAATATAGGCGGCCGTATTGTTCTCGTTCGGCGGCGCCCAGACGCTGATGATCTCGGCCACCGTATCCAGTCCCCGGTCCCGCTTGGTGTACAGGTCGCGCGCCAGCGCCCGCAGGCCGTGTTCGGGCGTCTCGAACCGGGCGAACCGCCCGTCGCTGCCCGCCTGCCCCTGCCAGCGAATGTCCGACCGGGCCTCGATATTGCCGGGGTTGTTGTTGCGGATGCCGCGCGCCGGCTGATCGGCCCGCGCCACGGATCGTCTTTGTCCCTGCGGGCGGTCCGGATCGACCCCGCCCTCGACCAGACTGCTCCAGCGCCGCACGATCGTGTGGCCATCGCGATCCCGCACGGGCTTCCACTCGCCGGACAGGGTCGGCGCCATCCAGATCAGGCCCTGGTCATCGGGCGTGGTCACCCAGCGGCCCGACCGGCTGACCGCGTCCGCATACCGCTCACGCCGCCGCGCCGCCGACAGGCCCGATCCGTCGTCGGTGGGCGTGTAGAGCAAGGCCCCCTCATTGGCCATATAGGCCGCCGTCGTCCGCCCCACCCCGCGTTGTGCCAGATCACGCCACCGGTTGCTGTCACCGATCGTGCCGCCACCGACGATGCCCGCGCGCCGCCGTTCGGCCTCGCCCCGCGGCATGCGCCAGCCCTGCGGCCCCACGAACACATAGTCCTCGGTCAGCACCCGGGCCGCCTCGCGGGCCGCATCGGTTTCGTTCAGGCCGCGCTCGGCCATGGCCTGCGCCGCCAGCCGATAGGCCATGTTCCGGCGCCCGCCCATCAGGGCCGCGCCGGGCGAGGCACCGGTGTAGCTGCGCATATAGGTCGCCAGTTCGGCGTCCACCCGATCCTGCAGGCTGTCACGGTCCTTCTTGTCCAGCGCATCCAGCGCGCCCGTCCGGGTCGCGGCGACATAGCGGCCCATCCGCACCGGATCGTCGCCCAGCGCCAGGCCGGCGGCAAGATCGCCGGCATCTGCGCCCGCCGCGATGAGTTCATTGGTCACCATGATCTGGCGACCCCGCGCCGCCTTGCGCTGATCATTGGTTGCCCCGGGCGGGGCGGCGAACGCCTCGACGATGCTGGCCATCTGGCTCAGGCCCTCGGCCCGGTTCTCGGCCTGTCCGGCGCGCGCCACGATGCCGCTGGCCGCCGACTTGGTCAGCAGTCGCCATTGCTCCGCCGGCACCCCGGCATTGCGCTGGAGCGTCAGCACCCCCACCGCGTACTCCGACCCCGCCCCAAAGCGCGCCTGCGGGTCCGGACTGTTCAGCCCGTCCAGCCGCGCCGACAGTCCCGGCGCCTGTGCCAGCGCCCAGGCCGCCGGGTCGCGGGTCCGGGCCTCCAGTTCCGCGCTCGCCGCCGACTGGGCCATTTCATAGCGGCGCTGTTGGTCGGCAAAGTCCGGCGCCCCCGGCTCGGGGCGCAGGCTCTCGACCCGCGCGGCGATGGCGTCCGGCGTCATCGTGCCGAACCCTTCGGTCGCCTGTCGCGCCTCGCGCGCCTTTTGCAGGTTCAGCGCATATTCCGCCGCTTCGCGCGGCCCCAGCATGGCCTCGACCGAGGCCAGATCGGCGCCCGGCACCTCGACGCCCGTGGTCACCACACTGGTCAGATTGTCTTCCATGCGCTGTTGCAGCGCCATCCGGTCCACCCAGTCGTCGACCGACAGGGCTTCGCTGGCCCGCGTCGCGCTGCCCAGCAGGGTCGCCTTGGACCCCGGGTCCAGACGGTCATCCAGCGTTCCGCCGTTCAGCAACTCCAGCGCCCGGTCATGATCGCCCGCCGCGATCAGCCCCTCGATGTGCGCAACCGTCAGATCATTGACCAGCCCCGCGCGCGCCGCCGGGCGCGCCGCCGCCGGCAGGGGGGCGATCACCGTATCCACCTGGGCCAGCACCGTGTCGTACATCGAGGGCGACGACAGGACCGCATTGACCATCTGCCCGCCGGTCGACTTGACGGTCCCCGCCACATAGCCCTGTTGGGCGCGCGCCTCGACCTCCAGCCCTGTCGCCACAAGGCTCAGGCGCTGGCTGTCCAGCCACCGCTGCATCGCGGGTCGATCCGCCTCGCTAGCTCCCTCAAGCGTCGTCGCCGCCCATTCGTCGTGCCCGGCGAGCAATCGCGCGGCGTAGTCTCCGGTGGACCCGTCATAGTCCTGATCCAGCGTCTTCCGGACCCCGGCCATGCCCTGCATATAGGCGCCCATGGCCGCGCCCTGGCGCGCACTGGCGCGGGCCTGGGCTTCCTCGGTCGCCATCTGGCCACGGCGGCGGGCCTGATATTCGATGGCCCGCTGCGACGTCGCCCGCTGATAGTCGGTCACACCGCGCTCGACCGCCTGGCGCACCCCGGGGCTCAGATCCTGTTGCCCGGCCATGAACCGGGTGACATTCATGGTCAGCAGGGCGTCCATTCCGCGCGCAAAGTTCGGCTCCAGCCCGTCCCAGTTGGCCGCGCTCTCGGCAAACACCGGCTCGAACGTCTCGACCAGCTGGCGCAGGATCGGTTGCGCCGCCTCTTCATCGGCGTTGAAGGCCTCGATTTCCTGCAGTTCCTCGGTCTTCGCCACTTCCTCGGCGAAGCGGTCGGCCTCGCGCGCCACCACGCCCAGCCCCAGATCGGTCGGGCGAACCGTCTCCAGCGACGGCCGTTGCGCCCCCTGCGGGCGGGCCTGCAGTCCCGGCAGTCTCATCGCGTGGCCCTCACGCCATACCGGGCCTTCATCCGGTTCAGGATCTGGCGTTGCTGGCGCTGTTGCGCCTGCCCCATCCAGTCCCCGGCGATGCTGGCGCCGGTGCCCACAATGCTGCTGATCAGCTGCATCGTCCCTTCCTGCTTCGCCACCCTGGCCTCATACAGCCGGTTGGCGGCCTCGACATTCCCGCTCCAGATCGCCGACCGGGCATTGAAGGCCGCCGTCTGCTCGATCGAGCGCAGCACATCGTCAAAGCTGCCCTCGAACCCGCCGCCCATGGCCGCGCCCCGCACCGCCGCCTCGGCGGCGACGCGCTCGCCTTCATCGGCCATCATCTGGCCCTGCATCGACGCCTCGGCGCGCGCCATCTTCGCCGCCTGTTTCAGCGCCGCCGCCCGGGCGCGGCTGGCCTGCCAGCCGCCGATACCCACCATCAGGTTCGAGATTTTCGCCGCGGCGCCCGCCGCCGCCTGCGCAGCACTCATCGCTCGGCCTCCCAGACCATGCTCCACGACCGGCCGGGCACATGCCCCACCTGGTCCAGTTCGAACCCCAGCTTGGCCAGCATCCGCCGCGCGGCGTGGTGGCCCGGCTCGACCAGCGCCACCACGCGCCGCACCATCTTCCGGCCCCTCAGCCACGCCAGACACGCCCGGCTGGCATGGACCGCCGCCACCCAGTCACGCGCGCTCAGGTCTTCGGTCAGAAACCACCCCTCGCCATCGGGCTCGACCCCGCCGATGCCCACGGGCCGCGCCCCGCGCCACAGGGTCCATTTCGGCCCCTCGGGCAGGCGCCCGTCCTCGGCGTCGAAATCGCGCGCCATATCGGCCCGCAACTCCAGACGGCGCTCATCCCCGGGGCGGTAAATGGCCGTGCGATAGCCGCGCGGGTCGGCATAGCGGTTCATCGGTTCGCCTCCGCTTCCAGTCGATAGGCATAGATGCCCAGGTCAAAGGGCGCCCGCGTCTCGATCACCAGCCGCTGATCCCGGTCCGCCCCGTTGCCGATCGCCACCCGCTCGCGCACCCGGCGCTCGCCCGGCGCCGCCAGATCGTCGGGGGTGCGGGTCCGAACCGTGTCCATGCTGCCCTCCTGCAGCGTCCCCACATCGGCCTCGACCGCATCCAGAATGACGGTCGCGTGGGTCGGGATCAGGGTCACGGCATTGGTCGAGCCCGGGCCGGCCATATCCAGCGGCAGGCTCTCGAAACGCCGATGGATGCTGTCGCCCACCACGATCTTGCCGGCGGCGTCCGGCACCGTCACCGTGCCGCCCTCGCTGACCACCTGATCCGGCACCCGGGCGCCGTCCGCCACGATGCTGACCGTCTCGCCCGCGCGCCAGTCCAGCCCCGAAACCGTCGTCACCGGCGTCCCCTCATAGGTCGCCGATCCGTCCAGGAACATGCCGTCGCTGCGCGGGGCCAGCAGCCACACCCGGCGCTGGGTCACCTCATCCTTGACCCGGCTGACCTGTATCGCCACCCGATCGCCGCCCGTGGGCGTCGGCACCGACACCAGGCTCTCGACCGTCCACCCTTCGGGCAGGCTCTGGCGATAGATGCCCAGCACCTGTTGCTCGAGGTGATAGACCAGCGCCGCCAGTCCCCCGTCACCCAGCCGCATCCAGACGATGTTGTCCGGCTGCTGGAACGCCATTTCGGCGATGCCGCGATCCATCACATGCTCGCGCAGCACCGACAGGTCGCGGCTGTCGACGCTCTGGTCCGGGCTCACCCGCACTTCGCGGATGACCGTGCGACTGCGCAACACATGCAGGATGGTCGGCGGGGGCCCTTGCAGCATCAGGGGGGCCACATCGCCGCTGCCGAAGCTCGACACCTTGCGCGCCGTGCGGCCGTCCGGCGTGATCGGATCGTCCAGCGTCGCGCCCGACAGCACATATTCGCCATCGGTACAGCCCGCGATCAGGGCCGCCGCGCTGGCCAGCCACACCACGCGCGAGGCGCCGCCGACATTCAGGCTGACCGCATTGTCCGACACCACCCGGCCCGAGCCATAGCCCGGCTTGAAGTTCGTCGTCGTCGGCGTGAAGCCCGAGGTCCGGGTCATGTCGACCTGTCCCGGCCTCTGCGTCGTCGCCCCGAACACCAGTCGTTCCTCGCGTTCCTCGGCCAGCGCGCGGGGCCAGCCCTGCACGTCCGAAAACCCGCTCTTGGCCCAATAGATGGTGGACGTCGCCGACGGCAGGCGCGTCTCGACGATCCCGCTCACCTGCGTCGGACTGGTATAGGCGGTGATCCGCACCACCCCGGCGCCGTCGTGCAGGAACAGCCAGTCCAGCTTGCCGTCCGACACCACGCCGCTTTCGTGCAGGGGCGGCGTCGTCCCGCTTTTCAGCGTCCCGCCCGGCGTCTGGCGCTGATAGACCTTGCCGTCGTACTGAACGATCTTGCCGCCGTCGTAATCGGTGGCCGAGGTCCAGGTGTCATAGCCGCTCTGGCCGTCCGACTGCCGAATGCGCAGGCGGCTTCCCACGTCCGCCGGCTCAAAGGCCGCCGCCCCCGCGTTCAGGGTAATGGCGCCCGTCACCCCGCTGGGGGTCAGGCTGATGGTCTGGCCCTCGGGCAACCAGGGGCCTTCCCGAAACTCCAGATCCGCCACGGCCCAGTCATCGTCCGCCAGCCGCCGGATCGTGCGGGTCCGCCCGCCCGTCCGGTCGGTCACGAACAGCACATCGCCGATCTGGCGAAACCACAGATCGTCCAGCTGGCTCGCATCCCACGGCAGGGCGAACACATAGGGGTCCGACCCGTCCATGATCAGCGAGCCGTCCGGCGTCCACACCCGGGCCTCTTCATCGCCCAGTTCCAGGATCAGCGCATCGTCGCTCGATCGGGCAAAGCCGACCAGCCGCCCGCGCACCGTTTCATCGGCCACCGGCCCCCGGTCGCGGAACCCGCCGCGGCTGACCAGCGGCCCGGTCACCAGCGCCACCATGTTCAGCGCCAGCGCGCACCCCTTGGCATGCTGAACCAGATCGCTGCGCTCCCAGCCTGTCGGCCCGATTTCGCCCGCGATAAAGCCGTTGATGAAGCTGACGACCTTTCCCATGCGGCCATCATGGCCGCGCCCCGGCGCGAGGGGATAAAGCCCCTACGGCGCCGACCGGCGGGCCGCCTCCAGCGGCCCTCCGGCAAAGGGCGGCGCCTGCCCGCCGATTTCGGTCACTTCCGCCCCTTCGGCCTGTTCATAGGCCAGCCGCGCCCGCTCCAGCAGGGCCCGCCCGTCCGCCTGCTGGATCGGCCCGGCCAGATGCGCGGCCAGGTCCAGCGACACGGCCATGAACAGCAGCGGGGTCAGCGCCTCGGCCGGGCGCCGCACGGCCATGTCCACATTCAGGGCCTCGCTGCCCTCGGCCCGCACATAGCGGCGCACCGCCCCGTTCCCGTCCAGATCGGTCCCGGCCTGCCAGGCAAAGGTGTGGGCGCCGTCCACCCACCACAGTTTCAGATACTCCCCCGGCAGCTGATACCGGCTGGAATAGCGCCAGTCGCGCCAGCCCTCTGCCGGCGGCGTGATCAGGGCCAGCGTCCGGCTCTCGACCGCGCACAGCCACGGCGCGCGCTGCAGCGCCGCATCCAGCACGGCGTCATACTGGGCCAGCGCCTTGGTCAGCTTGGGCGGGCGCGGATCGTCCTCAAGGCTCGACACCGCCCCCTCGCCCAGATGGGCCAGCGCCAGATTGATCAGTCTCAGCTTCGCCGCGCTCATCGGGGCTTCCTCAACAGGGATCCGGAAACGACAAAGGCGGGGGGCCGAAGGACGGTGACCCCCCGCCTCGCTCGCGGGCCATCAATGTGTCAGCGCAACACGGAGAACGACGGCCCGAAGGGGGTTAGCGCGTCTGGCCCTTCATCTGCCAGACGACCGTGCCGGTCGATGCAGCACCCAGCAGGGTGCCGATCAGTTCGATGTTGCCGCCGGGGTCCGACGCCATGCCCAGCACCTTCCACAGCGGCTCGTGGTAGAGGCTGATATCGACCGACTTGAGCAGGCTGAAAGAGCCCGCCGCCGTGGCCACATCCTGCCCGTCGACCAGGGCGTCCACGTCCCCGGCATAGCCGACGTCCATGGTCACGCCGGTGCCCAGATCGTCGAACCAGCACTTGCACCCGTCCGGGTCCAGCACGGTGTTGGACGGGAACTTGCCCAGCCAGATCGTGTCATTGGCCGGCGCAGCCGCCAGTTCCACACGGTCGCGGATCAGAATGTGGTCGGTCCCCTTTTCATGGGCCGAGCTGGTCACGATCGCCGTGGCCGAAGTGCCCGCATAGGCCAGACCGACCAGGGCTCCATATCGCATCGTCATCGGTGTCTTCCTTGTGTTCGCGTTCCGGCCTGTCAGATCGCCGGGCGGGGCCTTGGCCCCATCATGGGTGTGGGCCGGGGTTGCCCCCGGCCCGGTTCATCAGACGGTCACGCGGATCTCGACCACGCCCTCGTCATAGCGGCGGCCGGCGGCATGACTGGTCTTGTAGAACGCCTGCGGCGTGTCCGACTTGTCGGTGCGGATCGAAATGCGCGCATTGGTGACGGGGCGGCCGCGAATGGCCAGCGCAGGCTTCACCCAGGCGATCAGGCGGCGCTGGCCGCTGACGATGGGCATGCGCTTCTTCGACATGCGCTTCACCGTGAAACCAAGCAGGTGGTTGATCTTGCCGCTGTTCAGCGCCTTGACCTCGGCATAGCTGTCGTTGGTCGTGGGCGTGCGTTGCAGCAGACTTGCGATTTCCGCCGACGTCAGGGTGACGTAACGGTCCCCCTCGATTTCGCTCTCGTCGAGCAGTTCGTTCGCCTCGATCAGCTTGCCCAGCGACATGCCATAGTCGCTGTTATCGTCCGGCACGATTTCATCCTGGTGCGCCCGCAGCACGCTGCTGGCAGCGACGATCTGACTGGCAGGCAGGGCGACCGGGGTCAGCGACCCGTCCGTCTCCTTCACAAACGCATTGCCGAGCGCGGCCTGGATGATCTTGTCATCATGCTTGCGCTGCTTGCCGGCCATCAGGGCCGCCATGGTCAGGTTGGTCGGGTCTTCCAGCAGCTTGGCCTTGTCCACATTGTCGAGCCAGGCGCTGTCTTGGAACTCGGTGAAGTTGGCCACGCGGCGGCTGGAGCCGAGGAACTTGTCCGGGGTGTCGGGCACGCGGGCTGCGACGTCCTCCGGCTCGCTTTCGCCCACATCATCCAGATTGAAGCCCTCGCCGGGCTCCGTGTAGTTCATGTCGCTGTCGACCGCGTCAGCCAGATGCGACTTCGTCTGCTGAGGGGACAGGTTCAGATTGGAGCGGAAGCCCGGCACATAGCGGGCCAGAATGGTATCGGCTTCGTTCGAGAACTGCGTCATCGCAGGGGTTCCTTGCTGCAGGGCGCGCACGCGCGCGCCGTCGATCAAAATGTCTGGGTTTGATCGGCAGCGACCCCCGGTTTCGAGACCGGACGCAAGCCTGGGATTAGCGCCCCCGGGCGCCGCCCTGTCCCGGTTCCGCTTTCGCGGTCAGCCCGGGGCGGGGGCGATGGTCGGGGGTTTTGGTCAGACCCCCGGAACTGTGAGCTTCATCGCTGGACTGATTTGCCCAAGCCGTCAAGCGGTCAATCCGGGTCCATACCCTCGATGGCCCTGAGCAGCCGTGCGCGCTCGGCCACGACCGTCTTGTGCATCGAGTGACCGTTGTCGAACAGGGCCTTCGATTTCACCGGATCGCTTTCCAGAGTTTGGAGCGCAGCCCTTGCCTGCGCGGGCGAGACCTTGCCGGTCGGCGTCGTCCCCCGGTTGCCGCCCTCCAGCGTCTGCGGCTCCCCGCGCGCATCCATCGCCTTGTGCAGGAACAGCATCAGCCGCGGGCTGTTGCCCAGGCCCGTGCGGTCCAGTTCGGCCTTGAGGTCTTCGCCGCCCTCTTCCAGCAGCCACTTCCCGACCGCCTTCATTTCGGGGTCATAGGCCGCACCCAATTCCTTCTTCAACAGCGCCGCGCCCGAGGTCTTGGCCTCCTCGAACGCATCGGCCTCGGCCTTGGCCTGGGCTTCCATTTCGGCGTTCATGAAGTCGACCGAGGCCTTCACCACATCGGGCGGGAACGGGCCCGCCTTGAACATGTGGTTGGCGAACCGGTCGGCCAGCGCCCGGTCCTCATCCGTGGCCTCCTTCGGCAGTTCGATCTTGTAGCCCTCGGCGCTGTCGGGCGCCCCCAGCTTGCCGTACACGGCGGCGCGCTCTTCGTCGTTGGTCGGCAGGCGCACCAGCTGATCGGCGGGCACCCCCAGCCGCCGCTCGGCCGCCAGGGCGGCCCGCGCCAGTTCCTCGACCGTACTCCAGCGGGTGAGGCTCTTTTCCTTTTTCAGGTCGTCGGGCAGGCCCTCCCAGAACGGGGCATCTTCGCCCGTCGTCCCGGCTTCCGCCTGTTGCTTGCCCTTGCCGCCCCTGGCCGCCGCGCCGCCGGTGCCGGCCTCGCCCGCGCCGGACGCCGCGCCCTTGTCAGCCGCGCCACCCGTGGCCGCACCCTTGCCGCCGTCAGTCGGGGATTGCCCCGTCGTCTGGGCGGCTGAACCCGCCCCCGCCTCGGCCGTCCCCGTGGTGTCCGTCGTCGCGTCCGACGCTTGATTGGTGTCCGTCATTGTCCTGTCCTTCCAGCATATCTTCGGCGACAGCCATGGCGGCACTCATTGCCCCAAAGCCCGCCATGTTCAGCAGGTGAAGGGCCTGATCGGCCCGCCCGTCCTGATATCGGCCCCGTTCGGGGGTCATGTCCGGCCCGCGCAGCGAGCCCACGCCCGCCTCGGCCAGTTGGTGTACCAGCACCCGGCGCCCGGCATCGGTGCGGAACACCTCGCGATAGTCTCGCTCGATATCCGCCAGCTGCGCCGCATCCAGCCGCGCCACCCGGTCGGCAATCGCCGCGCGCTGCAGCGCCTCGATGTCGGGGGTGGCGGTCAAGCCAGCGCCTCGTATTCCTTGGCGAAGCGCTGGCCATCCATGACATGCAGATGCCCGCTCCGGCCCTTGATGATCCAGTCACCCGGCTTGACCGTCAGGAGCGCGGTCTCGGTCTGAATGTAGATCTTGTCCCCGACGCTCGAAATCGACCCCGGGCCCCAGTTGAAGCCGCCGGGCGGGGTCTCTTCCAGCACCGCCGGGAACCAGTCAGGGCAGGTTTTCGGCACCACGCGACACGGCGTGGCCGTGTCCGGTTGCCCGACATACTCCCCGTCGAACAGGGCGGCGTCGATCACCGCGTCCTTGTGTTGAAACTTCATGGTCTGTCCTTCCTTGCTTGCCGTCATGCCGCCATCGCCTCGGGCGCGCCGCCCATATTGGCCAGGCTGGCCACCCCTTGCGCGCCGTCACGCAGGGCGGCGGCCCCGTCCATGGCGGCCTGGCGTTCCTCGGCGGCCTGGGCGCGCTCGGCCTCGGCCTCGACCATGGCCTGCACCTCGGCGCGGCTGCGCAGCGTGCCCAGCGGCAAGCCCTCGGCGTCGGCACAGGCGCGCAGGCCCTCGGCCAGGTTCAGAACGAACGGCGCGGCGGGGTCCAGTTCGCGGGCCTGCATGGCGCGGGCGAACATGCGGTCGAACCCCTCGGCTTGGCGCTGGCGCTGGGCCTGGGCCAGCGGCCCGGCATAGTCCCAGTCGACGTCCAGATTGCGCAGATCGGCCGGCACCGGCCCCAGATCGCCCTCGGCCAGCAGGATTTCGGCGGTGCGCTCGGCCACCACGCCCATCCAGTCGCGGTCGATGCCGGGCACATGGGCGCTCATCACACTGATGCGCAGGTTACGCCGCTCGCGGATTTCCTCGGCCGTCACATTGCCGCTGTCGCGCAGCCGCATCCAGTCGACCAGCATGGCCGCCTCGACCCGCTGGATCAGTTCCTGATGATAGGCCTGCCCCACGCCCAGGTCGCCGGTCAGCTCCAGCCGCTTGACCGCATCCGACAGGTTCATGAACCCCAGCCGGGTCGGGTCGAAATAGTTGGCCGCCCCCGGGCGCCGGTCCAGCGGGCCGCCGAACAGCTTCTTGGGCATCATGGTCGGCGGCGCGACCTTGAGGTCCACCCCGTTCTCGATCGCCTGCTGCAGGATCGACAGGGCCTTGGCGTCCGGCAGGGCATGCCAGCACCGCCCCGTGCCGTAATCCGAGCCCTGTTCGGGCTCCAGGCGCGGCACGGCATAGGGGAAGCTGTCATAGCCCCGCTCTTCCAGCACCGCCTTCTTGTCCAGACAGACGTAATACTCCGCGAACGGCTTTTGCCGCTGCACCCGGCCACGCTCGCCGCCCATGCGGGGCTCGACCACATGCAACAGGGTCACGGACTGGCGCAGGGCGGCTTCGCGCTTGGTGTCGTCGATCTCGCTGGCGATCTTCTGCCAGTCCTCGACCTTGGTCGCCTCGGGCCAGCGTTCCAGCACCCAGTAGAGCGGCGCCGTGAACTGGTAATAGACCGTATCGACCAGGCCGTCCCCGTTGGTCCGGATCCAGCACGATTGAAACGGGCGGGTCTGATAGATCGGCCCCTGCCCGCGCTTGTGGCCCACCCATTGCACCCCGGTGCCGAACGCCCACAGTTCGACCGACAGGCGCGCGGAACTGGTCGCAAAGCCCGACCGGGCGCTCATCATCCGCCCATGGATGCCCCAGCGCAGCCGCTCCAGCCAGTCGCTGCCCTCGCGCGACAGGTCCAGCATTTCATAGCCGGCCGCCATCAGGCTGTTTTCGACCGAGGGGTTGATGAAGGGGTTGGTCGGGTCGACCACATAGCTGAACAGCATCGCCGCGCTGTTGCGCAGCGACACCGGCGGCACACTGGACGTCAGGCGGCGGCGGCGCAGGTCGCCGGGCCGGTTGGCACAGCTGAAATCCTTGCGCGGCATGAAATAGTCCGCGATCTGCTGAAACTCATCCTCGCGCAGCGCCTTGTGCGCCTTCATGTCCTCGAAGGCGCGGTCGATCCCGCGGATGATGGTCGCCTCGTCCCTCACGAACCGGCCACCCCCGTCAGGGTCGCGGTCGGCACGCCCGCCGCGCGCTCCATGGCCTGGGCCAGAATGGTCGACTGGCGCCCGCCGGTCCGCAGGCGGTTGCGGCGCTCGGTATTGCGGCGGTTCTCAAGGTCCGCCGGATCGGGCATGGGGCCCGCGCTCTCGATCTTGGGGCGTCGAAACACCGGTCAGGCCTCCACAGGCGTCATTCGGGCAACAGATGCCCCTGCGAGCCCACAGAATGGCCGTCGTCCGGGCCAGAGGGCATAAACTGGCCCTCGATCGCGCCGATCCCGTTCAGGCCCAGCGCCCCATAGTGGACCGCATCGGCCACGTCGGACGCCGGGTGGCTCTTCTCCGGTATCTCCGACACCTTGTCGCCCGTCCGCTTGAACCGGTATTCGCCCGCCAGCGCCGCCGTCGTGCGGGGCATGGACGGCCCCGACAGCACCAGTCCGGGCTCGCCCGGGCCGCACCGCCGTTTCAGGATCTGGTCAAGCGCGGTGCGCCGAACGCGCGGATCATTGGTCTGGGCCGGCACCACCGTCATGCCCGTGGCCTGCGTCAGCACCTGCAGCCACGTCAGACCCCTTTGCATGGCCGTCTGACCGCGCGCAGCCGGGTCGACCACGATCACGCATGACTTGACCTTGGAAAACCGCGTCTCCATCAGGCGCCGGATCGCCCCGCCGACCTCGACGATATCGGACTGCCCGTCCGGCACCACCTCGGCAAAGCCCCGCACCTGGCCGCCGAACGTCCGCTGCAGGAACACCGCCGCATGGTGCAGGCTGTTCGACCCGGCATCCAGCCCGATCACCATGGGGCTGTCGGGGTCAGGCTCCAGATCGGTTGTCGACACCATCGTCGGCGGGTCAAAGTCCGGGTGGACCGGCTGGCCATGGCGCGAATAGCCGGGCCGGTTGCGCAACAGGCGCTCGACGTCCCAAGGCTCAAGGTTCGCCGCCATGTCGCGGTAGTAGTTTCGACCGATCCGCCGCAGATTGCCCGCGTTCTCGGCCAGCGGATGGAAACCGTCCGGCGACGTCGGGTCATAGCCCGGGGGCTGGGGGAACAAGCGGTCGTTCGGACGGCGCTCGACGAAAAACCGCTTGTGGAACCAGCTGCCGATCACCGGGGCGTTGGCGTCGGCGCTCACGCCCTTGTAGGCGTCCGGCAGGCCCAGCGACGGATCGGGACGGTCCCGGGGCGGCGGATAGCGCCCGGCCCGGTTCGAGGCCAGCGAGAACATGTCCTGGCTCTCGTGGGTGTCCGCCTCGGGGAAGTGGAAGGCCGTGGCCTCCAGCCCGCGAAAGAACTCCTCCAGATCGCCCTCGCCCGGCGCCCGGAACAGCACTTCGACATGCACGGGGGACGGCTCGGTGTGGGGATCGGGCGCCCACATGAAGTCATAGATGTGCTGCGCGGGCTCGCCCGTCCCGCCTTTCCAGCCGTTCTTGTGCCATTTGATGACCTCCCGATAGCTGGGAATGAACTGGTCCCACAGCTTCCGGTATGTCGGGGCCAGAATGACGGTTCGGGCCTTGCGCACGCCGTCAATCGGGCTAGGGTGCTGCCATAGCGCAATGCGGAAGGTCCGGAGAATGCTCTCCGTCGTCTTTCCCCCACCCGTCGGCCCCACGATCACACTGATCGGCGCGCGGCTCTCCCCATAGGCCTGGGCCACTGGCCCGGCCGGGGCCATGGTGAACGGGTTTTCCGCCGTTGCGCTGAACCACTCCCCGCTCAAGGCCGCCCCCCGACC